GCCGTCAGGTAGTCGCCCCATGCCGTAGTACCGTACGCGGCCTGGATCATCAACGCGATCTCCGCTTTCGCGTTCTCGAATTCGACACTGTTCGCGCTGATAATATCGCGCGCGAAGCTGCCTTCCATAGTCGCCTTATCGGAGACTTTATTCATCTCCGACACCATGCGCGCCTGGATGTCGTCTTTATATTCCATCTCAAAAGCCAATATGCTTCACCTTCTCTTATATCGTGACGCTGGTACTATCCGCGCCGTAGATGCTCTCTAGTTCGATCTCGATGACGAGCTTGTCTTTCTTCCGTTCCGCGATCTCTACGCTAATGACGCGCTTAATATACGGGTTCAGCGCGAGGCAGCTCTTGATGTCGCGAATGATAAGCTGCGCCGTCGCGACCGTGTTCGGATACTTGCCGATATACTCTTCTAGATCGACACCGTAAGGCGCGTCGATATCGAGCTCGCCATGACGATAGCACTCATATCTGTATCGCTGAGTCTTCAATGCTTTGTAGATCCATACTTTCAACGCTTCGTTCTCCGTCACCGTGATATGATGCCCGCGTGTATCCAGTAAGAAGCGGTCGTTTTCGAAGTCCCATGCATATTCTTGTAGTAATGGGAGGTTATCGGTCGCCGCGTTCACCGTGCTCGATGCGTCGATCGTGACAAATGGGTTCGCCATCCTTCCACCTCCTTTTTAAAACGCCCGGCGATCCGGCCGGACGATCTTATCGATGACGATATACTGCTGGCTCTTGCCACCTTCGGGCATGACTGGCAACATCGCGACTTTATCGCCCGGGACGAGCGTGTCAGTCGTGATGATGCTTTCCGTGTAGTCGTTGTTTATATCGTGGTTATGACTCGCGAATTCCGCGTCGCCGCCGCCTCCGGCTCTATTCTGTGTCGCGCTCACAATATGCCCGCGCGTCGTGCGCGCGTATTCTGTAAGCAAGTATTCGCTGATATACAGTTCGTCACTGTTCAATTCGATGCCGTTATACGTTACGACGAGCGCAGGCGGACTCTGCTTGACTGTGCCGATGCACGCCTGCTTCGTCTCATGCGCTCCGGCGACACCGTGCATAATGCCAAGCAATTCGCTGTAAGGGTTTTTATTCATTCTTTCTACCTTCTCACAATGACTTAAAATTACATATGGCTCGTCTTGATAATCTTCGTCGGATATAGGCCATCCATAGCGTAAAAATCGCTTCCTTTAACCACTCGGTTCTGCCCTGAGCTATTGCCTACGTAACTACCGTCAGGGCCGGCGGCAATCACGACGTGGCGGTTATCCCCGTAGACGATGACATCTCCTTCTTCAAGCTTCGACGGGTCGAAAGCAATGCAATTGCTTCCGGCATCGGCGACGAGAGTCGGTACGGATACGACGCCATTGTTGTATTCCTGCGCAAGAAATGGCGAGTAATAAGAGCCGATTTTCGTAGCCGCTTCGACGCATCCTTCCGTGCCATTGTCCATCGTCACGCCGTTCCACGCATTGAAACCAGTTTGTAACTGCTGATCGAGCGTGCCGTTCGTCGTGTACGTCGTGACCTGCGCGGGCACTTCCGGTACGAGAGAGCCGTTAGCAATAGCAGTCGCGTAGTCGCTCGCCCAGGCTTCGCGGTTGCCGGAATTGTCGCCAGAAATCTCGACATTCTCATTCCACCATGTCGCTGCCTGTTGCGGATCATCCGGGATCTGGTTACGTATATCGCCATTCTCGTAGACCGTCGCGTATTCGAGCTGGTTGCCCGCGTTATAGTAGTCGTTCCCGTTCTTGTCGCACCATTCGACATACTTCTTCCAGCGCTCTTGCGAGAATTGGAAGATGCCGACGTGCTCGCCATCCGCGCATACGGCAGGATCGTACGTGCTGTCCTCTGCTTTGATGTTGCCCATAATGCCCGCGATCTGGCCGTCCGATAAGCCGAGCGCCTTGCCCTTCGCGAGAACGCCTGCTTCCGTATTCGAATAGTTCGCCGTACCGGAAGAGATCTTCGCGTTCGCGCCCACAGCCGGGAAATACCCCTGCGAGCTTGTCGTCGCGTCCTTGTTGTCAGGCGGTACGATGTAGACAAGATCAAGGCTCATCGTATGCAAGCCGCTTTCGATCTTGTGGCTGTCGCTCGAGATCAAGAATTTTCCGTTGATCTGCTCTTCCTGCACGTTTATCGCGTATCCTGCAATAGCCTGGATACTCCCGACCGCTTCTATCGAGCTCGTTTCCTCCTTCTTCCGGAGCAGCGCCGTCGCCGCCGTTTTCGTGTCCTTCTTGTCATCGATCTTATAGACTTCTTGCAGTAAGCCGTATTTGTCGATGTCGTCTTTCGTGCTGATATAGCCGGTCGCGACGCCATCCTTGTTCACGACACAAACCTGGTTAACCATACTTTCGATCGATACGCCATGTTTCGCGCCAGTGATATTCGTTTCCGCCGTGATGACATCATCGATCGCAGTGTCCGCGCGCACGACGTTAAGCACCTGCTTCCCGTTCTTGTCAGCAGCCATATATACGTGGTAGCGCCATCCCGTCCATGATCTAAGATGCTCGAGGACGGCCGCGATGATCTCGCTCCCTGCCTGCGCGTCGAATACGTTCGAATACGCGTATGTCCCGTTCGTCAAGTCCGCGCATTTAGTCAAGTCGCCAGGCGTGACGCCGAGTGTATTACACACGCGCTCGATACAGTCTTTTGGGAGTGCTTTGTCGAATTTGATGCTCATCTTGCTCTTAGCTAAATAGACCATGTTGTCAAATGCGCAGAATTCCATCGTATAAGACTCACTCGCCCGGTTCTGCAAGAAGATGACACCGTTGAAGAGCGGCGTCGACTGCATCGTCTTGTCGTCTGTGTACGTCAGCGTAACGCGATCACCGACTTCGAGCGCGATATTCTTCCAGCCGCTATCCTTGACTGCCGTCGTGTACGCGATAGAGAATTCGAGCTTCCTGCCTGCGCTCGAGAGGTCGCCGCTCCATGTTATACTCGTCACGTATGGCGATACGTCGATCGCTTTCGTCACGTCATTGAGTATCCATGTCATACGCTAGTACCGACCTTCCCGCTCGTGTTCTTCGGCACTTCCGTCGCTTTCTTCTTCTTGAAGATATTCGCGACATCTTCACCGTTGATCTTGATGTATTGGCTCCCGACGGATACGATATCTCCTGCTTTGAGACCGCCCTTCTTGCTCACCGTCTCGAACACTTTCAAGTACCCCTGCTGCTTCGGCGTCAGTCCTGACGCGGCAACCGCTCCTGTCACGGCTCGTAGCGGGCTCTGCCCTTTCAGCATATTCCGTGCAACGTTGAGTCCTGCGCGCTGTAAGAAAGACATATTGCTCTTCTTAAGCCCTGTAACTTTATCGAGCAAGTCCGAAGACGGAGCCGGGTCGACATACTCTTTCAATTCGATGCTGTAATAGACATCGCCGCTACCGTCCTGTTCGCCCCATCGCAGGGACTCGATCGTCGCGTCCATGTCGAGTGCGGCAGAAACGGATACATGCGCATGTTTACCGGCCGTGCGGATACTGTTGAGCGAGTCGATGATGCTATAAGGATCCGTACTAGCACCGGCGTTGTTAAAGCTGTAGTCCTGCGCCGGGAGCATTCCGCTCCAGCTGATTGTTTTCAGGCCAGTCTTACCAAGCATATTCAGCTCGCCAGCGTTGATAACCTCAATGACTGTGTTTTTCTGTGCGACCTGAATTTCAAAGCTGGCAGGGTCGACTGGAAGCGGAATCTGGATGCCGTCACCCGATATCGTAATCATACTGCCGCCATCACCCAGGAGTGCGGAGATTGCTTGTATCCCTGCGTTGCGCACAAGTCCCCCGATTGCGCTGCTCAATAGTGACATAGTCATCATCCTTTCTTCTCTATACAAAAAACAAGGGAGTCCTGATATAAAGTCTCCCTTGTTTCATGCTCATATGACTGCGCCGGACATCGAGTTCAGTGCATACTGCTTCATTTTAAAGACAAGCGCGTTCGTAATGCTGTCGATATCCTGCTTATCACGCACGATAATGCTGTCTGCGAGCTTCGGGATTGTGATGCGGATGTCGCCTGTGCGTTGCTCAACCGTAGCCGGAGCCGCTTGCATGGAGACCGGCCGCATCATCTGAGAGCCAGCATCAATCCCGCGCTGGTATTCTTCTTTTAGGCTTTCCGAGTGTGGCACGACTCTCGAGCCTGTCGGCAGATATACAAGTTCAGGGCCTTGTTCATGGAGCCATGTCACGCCGCCAGGGAAGTAATTCGTGCCTGTCCAGTTACCGCCAGTCGCTCCTGCTTCTGCGCTCGCGTTCTGTGCATCGTGAGCCTTTCCGAGGATGCGGTCAAGACCAGCCGAGAGCGTATCCATGATGCTTTTAAAAGTCGAGACAATGCCATCCCAGATGTCCGTGAAGATCTGCTTCACATCATTCCATGCAGCTGACCAATTTCCCGCAAAGACATCAGAAATGAAGCTGATTAAGTCTCCTGCGACGTTGATTGCCGTCGTAAATGCACCGGCAACAATGTCAATAGCCGTTTCGACGACCGTAGCAACGACGTCGAATACCGCACTAAAGACAGAACCGATTGTATTGACGACCGTCGTCATCGTGTTTCCACATTGCTCCGTAGACGATGCCCCGATACCGAGCGCCGCCGCAATCTTGCTGAATGCACTCTCAACAGCCTGCCAGAGGCTTTCAAATATTGGAGAAAGCCGTGATATAGCCCCGGAGATTGTATCGGATACATGTCCCCAGACCGTCGAAATCACTTGCGAAAATGTCTGCCAATGCTTAATGACGTACGCAATAACGACCGTCAGTGCCAAGAGTGCGAGGCCGACCGGATTGGCCGCCATCAATGCACGCATCGCAAGGAAGCCCCCGCGGATGACCGTAAAGAGACTCCGGAATGCGGCTATCGGGCTCCGTACAAAAGTCACGAGCGCGCGGAAAGCAGCCCCCGCGCCTTGTATGACGGTATTGAGTACCCGGAACGGTGCTCTTGCCGCAGCCTCTAACACGCTGAAAGCAGTGCGCGCGCCGGATGCAATGACTCTTCCGAGGCCTTCCATGCCTGCCAGGACACGCGAGCGCATCGCTGTCCCAAACGCAGTAAGAGCCTGGAGTGGATGCGCGATAGCTGTGCCGATACTTGCGAGTGCGCTCCGGAGCGGAGCAAAACGCCCTGCAGCACCTTCAACCGCGGCGCCGGTTTCCTTCGCGGCCTTCGTCGTGAGTCCAAAAGCCGAAGATATCGCATTGAACATTGGGAACATCTGCGACAATCTGCCGACGATGCCGACCTCTCTCAGCTTTCTGAGTTCCTTGTTCGTCGCTGTGATACCGCCATGTAGCTTACCAATTATGCTGACTGCCTTGCCCGCCGCCGTGACGCCGATACCGAGCATGAGGATGAATTCAGTACCGTGGATAAGCGCTTCTTTCTGCTCCTTCGAGAGGCTATTCAGCCAATCCGTGAAGGCTTTCGTCGCTTTCACCGTCGCCGTAAGAGCTGGAGCCATTGCAACGCCCAGGTCAATCAAAGAATTTTTCAGTTCATTCTGCGCGATGGTCAATTTCTGGCCTGCTGTCAGGTTTGAGGCGAATATATCGTCTAGGCTCATCGACTGATCTTGTATCTGCGCCAATGTCTTATTGTATTCTTCGAGGTTATCGACCATCTGGAATGCCGCGTTAGCTGCTTTGACCGAACCTGTCATCGCGACCATAGCAGCCGTATTTCCTCCGGCCTTGTCCTTGAGTTCTTGCAGGAAATTTCCCCATCCTACGGCTTGGACATGCGCTAATGAGAAGTCGATGCCTACCTGTTCTGCCGCCGCGCTGACCGATTTAGACGGGGTAATCAGGTTCTTCAGTATCGTCTGCATTGCCTTTGCTGACGTGCCTGCGTCTTGTGTATGGCGTGCCATGACAGCAAGGGATGATGTCACTTGGTCCATGTCAAGACCGGCTTGCCGCGCAGTCTCACCGACTCTGTCAAGGATGCTGCCGAATTCCGTTGCACCCATGCCAGACTCCATCTGCGCGACCATAAGCCTTTTCGCTGCGTCGCTAATCTGGTCTGTACCGTATCTGTATGTACGCATGATGCTGGTCAATCCGTTTAATTCTTGCTCTTCGTCGCCGAAGCCAAGTGCGGCTAATTCAGCAGCCTCTTTGACTGCTGTTCCCGCTCCTTTTGCATCAATGCCCAGTTTTACAGCCTTCGCGGCAAGATTCGCGACCTGATCAGCCGCAACGCCAGTCGCATTAGAGACTTGTATGAATTCCTGACGGAAGCTAGACATATCAGCGCCAAATTGTCCGCTTGCAATCTTAAAAGACCGCACGCCGCCGTCCAATGCCTTGCTGAGAGCCAAGCCGGCAGTCGCAGCGCCCATAATCGGAGTCGTCAGGATGGATAATTTCGCGCCGAGCTCTGCGACGCTTTTCCCGGTCGCGGCAATGCTTTTCGATACACGTTTCTGTACTTTCTCGTGTTCGTCGAGTTTTCCAGTTGCCGCCGTCAATTTTGCAGTAAATTCGTCTTTCAAACGCAAGACTGCATCAATAACTGTAGCCATTTATTCACCCCCCCCCTTGTTGCTCTGCTTCTTTTGCACGTTGTTCTAAGTCGAATCGTACAAATGCGTAGAAGACCTTCCGTTCGTTAGGTTTCATGTTGTGGACCTGACCGGGAGTTATGGAATACAAGCGGAGCGCCCAGTACATTAGCTGCGCGGCCCCGTCTGCATCCTCCCCCGATATTAGTTTTTTACCGTTTCATCGACTTCGTTCTGCGACGTTACGCCGCAGAGCTCATTAACCGTGTTTGCAATCTGGCCAAGTTCGCCTGGCAAAAATAGCTTTTCTGCTGCCTGGTTCGGCGTCGTTACGCCAAGATGCTCCAGAAGCTTTTTATCACGAAGATCCGGCTCTTTCAGGCCATTAACGACAATGTCGAGGCCAGTTTCATACGCATTTCCGTCTTTCACTCTACCATGCTTCGTATAAGATACATGAGCTGTCGTGATATCATTCAGCAGTTCGCCTGGGATAGCTGTGACGACGACCTCGAATTTTGTGCCAGTCACTTTCGACAAGCGCGGAAGCTCAATTTGTTTCGTCGGCAACTCCGTCAGTTTCGCGGTATCAGTTTTAAGCAGTGCATCAATTGCGTTCATTTCTATCTACTCCTCTCGCTACGCAGCTAAAACTGTAAATTATTTCGGGTCGATTTCGTCAATCATATCAAAATCTTCAAAGGTAAAATCGTACGATTCTTCACCCACTTTACCGACCGACCAGTTAATCAGGTCAACCGAATCAAACATTACATTGTGGAGTGCAATACGTTCATTGCCCCATGCGTCCGGATCAGCAAGATTGCTGACAATCTCGCAGAGTACCTGCTTGCCCTGTTTCATGCTTGGAGCAAGTTTTTTGATGAAATAAGAAGATACTTTGTGCAGTTTAATCGAGCCTTTCGCGGTGTAGCCGGTTGTCTTGTATGCGTGTCCCATGTGGCGCGCGATTTTGACTTCTTCTTTATCCGCTGACATTGTCGCTTTCAGCTCCTTAGCTTCAGCGATTTTATAGCCATCAATCCAAACTTCCGACCAAGTCCCGTAGATGACGTTTTTGCTTTCCATGCTTTCAGCCATTTATGTTTAACTCCTTTCGGGTTCCATGTACAAAAAATGTCCGCGCGCTGCTTTTTGCGGCAGCGCGAAGACTAGCGAGACAGCTTACTCGATATCACAGTTGACCGTAATATCCTCGATGGCATCAAGCGGCGAAAGGTGGCACTTGATAAAGACATTATCGTGGATATTCAGCGCTTTTACATCTTTGTCAGCCATCGCCATCAGCTCGTCCTTCGTATTCAGGCCATTGCTGAGGCGCCAATTCTTGACGGCTTCGATGTCGATCTCTGCCGTGTTCTGGCCGCGCTCGAGGAGGCCTTCACTCTCAAGCTGGAGGAAATAACCGAGGATCGCCGAGCAGAGCAGCGCGCGGTTGCTCTCGCTATTCGCGTACTTACCGATATACGACTCTTTCGCGGTCTCTTCGATGTCCTGTTTGATCATGTCGAGCAGATCGACGAGCTTGACCTTCTGGAAGTCCTCGCCGCGGCCTTCGACTGTCGTGACAAAACTGTTCACGCCGCGCGCGACCTTGATCTTCTCGCCATCGAAGAAGAAGAAGAATTCGCCTTTACCGACTTTATCGTCGAGCTCGTCCGGAGTCCAGATCTCTACCTCCGTAGCTTCCGGGAGCGGCGCGAAGGTGCATGAGATCGTCGACGGCGTGCCTGCGATGATGCCGACGACGCGGGAGCAGTAGTCCGCCGTTGCGTAAGACTTCTCGCCAACCTTGACGTAAGAGTTCGTGAAGTTGACGATGCCTTCGTAGTCTGCCGCCTGGTTCGGGAGGACCGCCTTGACGAGGTGGCCGCGCTTGCGCTGCGACTTGATCCAGTCCGCGACAACTTTCGCGTTATCGGCGTTGATGCCAGGAAAAGCGCACCAGTCGAATTTAGCTGCACCGAGGCGCTTGAGTACGTCCGTATAGTCGACGGACGTTACCGTCGTGACATCGGAGCCCGTCGTCTTCTTCGTCTGGTTGAATGTCAAAATGTAGCGTGGAGCCGTCTGATAGCCGGCGAGACAGAGGTTGATCTGTTCCTTCGTGTAGTCCTTAGCCGATTCGGGGATATCTTCCGGGCCGTAGATTTTCAGCCCGTCGATAGCCTGGTCATCCGTAAAGACGAGCGCGACAATACCGTGCTGTGCGCGTGAAATAGCCGTGATACCGAGCTCTTTAAAAGTTACGGTCACGCTAGGCATCGTTAAAGCCATAAATAACCAATCCTTTCTTTAATCGCCAGGGTACGATGGATAGAAATTCTCCATCAGATATGTATCTTTACCCTGATCATTATCATTAGTCGCATCATAATAGACAAAATGCAGAATCGCTTGCAAAATTTCTCCGGCATCGTCGTAGATGTCAGATGATACTGTATCAACCGTGATATAGCGGTCTGCCACCTTGAATCCAGGAATAAAAGCATCATGAATCTCGCTCTTTAGGTCGTACAAATGGAGCGGATCAGCCGCATTCAAGTCTTGGATATACGTGATATAGAGATTGCACGTGTTTTGGCTGAGCGTCCCGTTCACTGGCGCGCGCGTCGTGTCGAGCTTCAGAAGCCAGCATGGAGTTGCGATGTTTTCGCGCTTATCGTCGAGATAAACAGGACGGTCTTCAATTGTTTTTAGCAACGTGCGCGCGGCTTTCAGAATATCGGACTCTTTCATCAGCGGCCTCCTTCGATTTTTTTTGCAAGGTCTTTAGCAAGCTTCTCAAATTCCGTGCCCGCAATATTCTGGCTCTCGAATTCAGCAACAGATTTCTCCAGGAAGTGTTTCCCCTGCACGAAGCCAATAGCTTTTCCGCTCTGCGTCTTGAGCACGTGCCCGCGTTCAACAAGATGGTAATGTGGAGCCGTGTTACGCAGTTGATATTCTAATTCGTCGGCCGTGTAGCCTTTTATCTCGCTCTTCCAACTCTTTTTGAGCTTGTGGGAGTGCTCATAAGGGCTGCTAGGTGTGTTCTCCTTGGCTATTTTCTTGAGCTTGTTCCCGGTCCGGTTCAAGTGCTTCTCGGCCGTATCCAAATATTCATTGCAAGCGGCTGTCATGTTTGCTTTCAGTTCGTCGAGCCCTTTGTAAACCAATTCACTCATGGTTCCCAACCTCCACTCGATGATGTGCCCGGCTTCGTCACCGGTGTCGTGCCGCGCCGCTTGAATTCGACGTAAAGTTCAAGACTTTCATGCTCTTCGTATGGGTCCACGACGGAATTGATGTCGTAAACCTTGTCGCCAAATACGACCTGGCAGCCTTCGTCGATGTCTTTGCGATAGCGGATGACAATTGTCGCGGTGCTCTTGCTTTCCGTTACGCGCGCGTTATAGTATTCAGAACCTCGGATTGGCACTATTGACGCGTGGATATTGTGATACAGTAATTCGTTATCCCGGTAGATATCCACCTTATGCCGGAGGTCGCCTGGGTCAAAAATCATGACGATGTCGCCTCCTTCGCGGGATATTCATCACTGAGCTCGATATGCTTCAAGATGTCACTGAGGCTATGCGGATACTTCTGGATACTGCCTTTTGAGACCGCCGAGCGATTTGTATACCAATGCACGACAAGGATGCGGAGGCAGAGCAACATAACAGGGTCATCCTCTTGGTATTCCTTGCCGGTATTCGTCTCAATATATCGCTTTGCCGCCTCGATAAGAGATTCAAGAAGCGCGTCGTCGTCCGCAATATCCGCGTCGATACGCGCGTAATTCTTGATATCTTCAAGTTCCGTCATATATACGCGCTCCTTTCATTCCTTTTGCCCGCTTACTTCGATGCCGGCGTCTTAATAAGTACCAGCCCATTATCATCGACAAGCTTGCCATCGACGAGGGCTACGCTCTGATATACATGCGTGCGTGTCGGATAGTCGTAATATTCGACGAGGTCTGCATCTGCGGCCGTATTCAGAATGTAATTATCATAATTTACAGCATAAGCAACGACTTTGTCAGCCGAGGTGAGATCCGGAAGGAAATCCGTCGTGATGACTTTGCGACCCATGAGCATATAGGCAGGTTCTGCGTCAGTGCCAAAGTTAACCTTGCCGACCGGCTGACCATTATTGTCCGTGATGCTCATAAAATCCCAGAAAGTTGCTTCATTCATCGTCAAAACTGTGCCCGTGCGGTATGCAGACGGGATTGCTTTGATAATATTGACGAGGTCCTGATACGTCAACTTAGACGACAGCGTTACGTTACGCTTCGTATCCGAAACCGTTGTCGTAGCGATGCCCTGCGGTTTTGCTACGCCATCGCCTACGACGATAGCCTGTTCGATAGCTTTTACCATCGCCTTTGCGACGTTATCAACAACCGCAGCTTCAAAAGCAGACAGGCTCTTAACTTCCATCTGATAGCTCATGCCGATAGCTGCGCCCAGCTGGTACGCGCCGAATGTGATTTTCGTCGTACTTTTGCCGTTAATAGCGACCGCGTCGCCTTCATTCATCCAAGTGCCCGTCGCGGAGAGTGTCGAAGCCGGAACGACGAGGCCTGCTGCGTAATGGAGCTTGCGAACGAGCGGATAGATATTGCCGAAGGATTCCATTTTTTCGACAATCTGGTTCAAAACAGTTTCCGGGATGACTGCGCCGTTGTCTTTTGTGAGCGCTGCGGCGCGGAATTCCGGAGCCATTACACCCGTCTGTACATATTCTTTAAAGGCTTTTCTGTATTCAATGCTATCAATATTGCCCATATTTCTCGATTCCTCCTGGTTGTCAATTGGTTTCCCGACGTCTTCACCCGCATTCAGCGAGTCAAGGATTTTCTTGCGCTTTTCAGCTTCATCTGAAGCCTTGCGAAGTTCAGCCTGCTGTTTTTTGAGCCCCTTCGCTTCTTCAACGAGCTTGTCGAGTGCTTCGCCTTCAGCCTTTTCGCTTTCCTTTGCAATATCAGAAAGGCGAAGTTCAATTTCTTTCAGATTCATGTTTTTCCTCCTTTTTTACGAGATACATGCAAGATACAAGCGCTTGCGCGTATCATTTTCGGCATCTTTTTTCGCGCGTTCTGCGCTCCGCTCCTGTACTACTTCGAGTGTAGTAGCCGGATAAGCAGGATCATCGACTGCGGATACATCTAGCACGCTCTTAATTTTTGCGATATGTCGTACGCGGTTCTGAACGTAAGTCTGCTCCGGGATAAATCCGAAACTCATCGCACGCACATCCTGGCGCTGAATCAATTTATAGAGATCCTGGCCTTGCGTCGTATCCGCAAGAGTCGCATCGACGCGAAGCCCGCGCTCATCGACAGACAGCTTCAAGGTGTCATTGCTCACGCGTGCAAGTAGCTGGTCATGGTCGGAGTGATTGTAGCGGAATACACAGCGGTTAAAGTCTGCATCATCAAAAGCATGTGGGTCTATAACTTCATAGTCGTAAGTATTCGTCGGAATTTCCGCGTAAGAATTGAATACAGCTGCATAGCCGCTTACGCGAAGATTGTCCCCCGTCATCAAATGAGAGGCGGTTGACCGTGTTTCTTTATCCATCATCATTTTCGCCTCCTGTCGTCTGCTTATGCAGTTGGTACTGGTTTGCAATGGATGCGTCTACGTAATTCAGACTTTGGATACGTACATCATCCGAAAGCGGAGGCGACATCCCGATGATTTCTGCGATATCGTTCACAGTGAGCGCGCCGGTTGGAGCCGCGTTTTTCAAAAATTCCGCTTTATCTTTGAGCGTCGCGTATGCGAGCCGGTCTGTGTCGAATACAATGCGGTATCCCTGCGCGCGCTGTGCTGGTGTCAGGAGTTTCCGTGTGAATTCCTGCGCGAATTGAATTGCAAGAGGCTCGATAGTGGACTCATAAAAAGCCGTCCATTGTGGTTCGGTGTATTCTCCACTTACAATCGCCGCAGAACAGCCGTAAAAGCGGTAAATATTGTCGCGCACATAGTCCAATTGCGTGTGATCCGCGGCCTGTGGCTGTGTGTTAATGGGGTCGAAGCTGAGCGTCTGGTCTGTCGCAACGATGCCATCTTTTGCCCCCGATTTCAGCTGCGCTGTAATAAGATCTGCTTTTTTATGCCAGAGGTCCGAGCCAATCGTGCCATTAATCTTGACGACGCCGCGGATGCGCCCGGAATTGACCGCGCTGTTCTCGAATGACTGTTCAAGCGTATTCAAAAGCGCCAGTTGTTGCTCGAGATTGCTCTCATCGTGAGCGATAAAGTCGCCTGAAGTAAAATTATGCCGGATATGCAGTACATCCGTGTATGGAAGCGTCACGCGCTTGCCATTTTTGAACGTGAACCGAAGATATACCGCGCCGTCGACCTCTCTCGGCTCAACACTTGCGCAGTCAAGTGGCCATATTTCGAGTGGTGTTCCATCCGCAGCACGCTTAATCGATGCGTAGGCGTTGCCGGTAGATACTGCATCCGCAGCCATTCTGTACTGTAAGTCGTAAATCGTGTGATAGGGATTTGGCTGGAGCTGTAAAATCTCGCGCAACGTATCGATATCGCCGGAGGCATCGACCTTTCTGCCGGTCGAGACATTGACGAGATGTGCCGATAATTTGCCGGTGTGCCGCGCTATCGTGGCTATACATGCTTTCGCAACGATGTCGTCTTCGTACGACTTCCGGCGCACAAAAACGTTCTGCCAGTCGTTGACCATTTCCAGACGTGTAGAATTATCTGCCTGCATTGGCTCCGGATTTTTACCGAACATTGCCTTATACATCGACCTAAATTGTGTGATAGGATTGCGCAATTGTATCACCTCCTTTCACGCGATGATTTCATCGCGCGTATCAAGATACACGACGAATGCGTCGAGCAAAGACGCGTAACCATCAATCTTATTCCCCTGCATATTGCGGTTCTTGCTCGGCTTCACATTGCTCTCGTTGTCGTATGTCGCCTGTACGTTCAAAAGGTTCCATTGTAAGAGAGGATTTCTGCCATAACTGAAACGTCTCTGCTGGAACCATGTCTTAGACAGATACATCTGGCTCGACAGCCCTTTGAATGTCTGCGCGACTGGAATCATATTGACCGCTCCCCATCGGATAGACATGTCGCGAACCAGATAAGACGCGTAGAATCGGTCGTAGCCGAATTTATAAATCGATACTCCGTACGACGCTTCAACTTCCTCGAACCAGTCCATGACAGCCTTGATATCGACAATACTGCCCGGAGTCGTGCGCATAAGCCCTTGGTCAATCCAAGTCTCATATGGGGCCTCATCCTGCTCGATATGCGTTTGGAGCGTATCTTCCGCAATCCAGAACATCTGTAAAACATATAGATGGTCTGGCTGTGGCGGAGTCGCAACAAGTACAGTCGCCGCTGTAAGGTCTCGCGTAGCACCCAGGTCGAATCCGCCCCATCCAATCCCGCCATTGAGGAGATCGTCGTCAACGACAGACTCATATATGACATCGCCAGGGTCGAAAAAGCTATCCTGTGCGGCCAGCTGGACGTTAAATTGCTTAGAAAGGATGTCGTTACGCTTCTGCTCCGAAAGCTTCGCACGGTTGACTTCTGCACGCAGGATGTCGATACGCTTTGAAACGCCTAGGTTTGGGTTCGCTTTTACCCAGGAAGCCTCGTCGTATATCTCATCTTTGCTGTCCAATTCGTAAATGCACGGAAAAACAGACTCGTCTACATAAGATTCATCTGCATATCCATCAATTACAGTGCGATATTCGTTATATTTCTGCTCGAAAATGCTCCCTGGGGTGATGTGGCCGCCAGTACTCGTAATCAGCGTGAGCGGTTGCCTGCGCGAATACGTGCCACCTTGCAGTACTTCGTACATATTCGCATCTTGGATAGCATGCAATTCGTCTATTAGGATGCAGGAAGGGGCAAGCCCATCCAGAGAGCCAGAATCCTTCGAGAGCGGGATAAATACGGAGTCCGTCGAAGGCACATCGATGGACCCTTGCTTAATTTTGAAATACCGTGAGAGCGTTGGCGATGCCTTGATCATCAGTTTGGCGTAGTTCCACAAAATGCGGCTCTGGAAGCGGTTCGTCGCAGCACAATAGAGCTCTGCTGCAGGTTCTCCGTCGCACAAAATGACATATATCGCAATAGCTGCCGACAGACATGACTTTGCATTTTTCCGACCGACATAAAGAAAAGCCTCGCGGTACTGCCGGAGGCCTGTCTCGGAGTCAATCATGCCGAAAATAATCGCAACGTATGCTTTCTGCCATAGCTGGAGCTCCATCTTCGTAGGCGGAGATAATTTTGGAATATACAGGAAGGTCTCGATGAAGTCTATTGCTTGCTGTGCTCGTGCGTCATCATATATATAACGCCCAGGATGTTCGATATGGTCCGCAATATGCGCGTAAACCGCCTTTAGCTTCTTCGATGCCGGGATAGCGCCTGACTGAATCTTCTCGTTATATTCAAGTATCGGGTTCATGTTCCATCCCAGTGCCTCCTTACTTATGCTGCTTCAGGAATTCCGTCAATTCGTCGCGTCCTGCACTGTCATCAGCCGGGAGGAATTCGCGCAGCTGTCGGATTGTCGAAAGCAGCTGTTGGTTGCATTGTGTATATGCCTTCAGGGGTGCGGAAACCATCGAACCTGTCTGCCCACCGCCGTTGTCATATACATCGACATATCCGTTTGCCTGCATAACACGCTCCAACTCATCTTCCGCAGCGAGCAAGAATGCCGCGCGCTTCGTTAGCAGTTCTGCAGCCGCCTGTTTTTCCGCCGGTACATTAGTAAACAGCGCGTCGAGCTTTTTCTTGATTTTCGTCTGCGCACTCTTACGCGGATTAGATGCCATCTCGATGCCTCCTCTCTCAAAGTTTGATGATTAGTGCGGTTGTGTGACCTACCCCTTCCGAAAAAATGAAAAAAACGTAAACAAGAGGGGGGCGCAGGTCGTCCAAGGTATCTTTGAATCGACTAGCCTGGGGGGAGCTGATGCAAATTTTTTATCGAGCACTTCGCCCGCTTCGTCGCTTCATTCAGTCTTGACTCTTGTAGTGGTGTAAGGGATGACGACGAAGGTTCTTTGACTCCAACGATGTTGCCGCTCGCGTCGAATGTCGTGCGCCGTGCCTTGTACTTTCCGCGCTCATGTACTGCGTGATGACAGGAGCGGCATAGAAGCATGACGTTATCTGCATTTAAGGTCGTCGCTGGGTCGTTGATGTTATCCTTGTTGATGTGTACAAGGTGATGCACCTCCGATGAGTTCGGAGCGCCGCACAGTTCGCAAACGTGGAAGCGTTGTTGCCGAATCATAACCGAGAACGACAGCCAGGCCGTAGACCAGTAGAAACTGTGGAAAGGTGAGCCATTTGCCATCTTTATTCGCGCGCTCCTTCCGTGCCTGTGTAGTAGGGATATAGGTTAGTAGGTACTTATGTAAAACAATAGGGGTGCTTTTAAGCGGGTTCTTCTTCGTCGTTCAACGCTTTGAGCCATATAAAAAAGGGACCCGTTACTATATCCGCCTTCCGGCCAGATATGCGCAACTAAGTCCCTTATATTGATTTGGCAGGAACGGAAGGACTCGACCCTTCAACAAATGGTTTGGGAGACCACTACTCTGCCCATTGAGCTACGTCCCTACGATAGATACGCCCCAAAGGAGAGGGCGGAGGCTGGACTCGAACCAGCAACAATAGGGCTTGCAAACCCTTGGCTCTACCAATTGAGCTACTCCGCCGTGTAGCGGCGCATGAGCAAGCGCGCCGCAGTTGAAACAAGGAGGCGTGTACTTGTGACAGTGTGTGGGCCGAGAACACAGCATGACCGCCATCAGGCTGTATTCCTTCGGCCCCTCTTTCCACGCTATCATTATATCAATCAGTTCATCAGAAAACACGAACATTGCACGAACAAAACACGAACTCCGGTAAAAGTTATCCACAATTCGTTACATTTTTCCGGTGCTGCCAAATCCTCCATCTCCGCGCTGGGTTTCTTCGAGGGTGGTCACTTCCTCAAATTCAACCGGGATGTTCTTTTCAATCCTGCCCTGGAGGAATCTTTCTCCCTTCTCGATGACTTCTGTATTTTCGCCTATATTATCAAAGATGGCCATGACTTCTCCACGGTAGCCGCTGTCAATCATACCTACCGAATTAGCCAGCCTCAGACCTCTCTTTGCGGCATAACTGCTTCTAAGGTACAGTTTCATGCAGTATCCTTCCGGTATTTCAAATTGAAGCCCCGTAGGCACCTTTACCCCGATGGAGCCTTTGTAAATGACCATTTTCTGCGGCGAATAGAAATCATAGCACGCGTTTTCCTTTGTTACCAACGGCATCTTAATGTCTTCTTCAAAATGCGTTTCAAGTGCTTTCCTTACTTTAACTTTCATAGTTGACTCCTCCAATCACAAAATGACTGCGATGTATTCTTTAGTGAATGCCGTCTTATATCCCCAGCTGTCAATGACCTGGCAGATGGCCTGGTCTACATCGTCATCATGGGTCTTCCTGATTTTCACGTATCTGCGATGTCTCTTCATTGCCTTGGTGATGCGTTGCTTGATATAATCGTGCATCAGATTGTACATTTATTTCCCTCCTTTGTATCTGTAACCAACCCGCTTATATGTCCTGGCATGGCGGCAGTGGCTTTTTACCGGATGATTTCGCGACGAGCGTTGCCACGCCTTCCTCTTTATGTATTTCATTTTTTTCATCACTTTGCACATGATATGAAAGGCTTCCCTGATGGACGCGGCCGCCTTGTGAAAAGTATCGTTATACATGGCTTCACCTATCTTTCTTATTCCAAATCAGGAAGTCAAGGTACTGCCTGGCTTTCATCAGATCTTTGAGCGCGGTTCCTTTCTTGGGGTACCTGTATAAGTATTTGATAATGTTTCCCACATAGTAGGCGTCCTGCCCATCCAGGCCTTTTGTCATAGATTCAATAACAGTTTTACATTCGGTTCCTTTCCACGTGTAGTGGTCCGGATGCTGTACATCATTAGTCATTCTCTCAATCCTCCCTATAGCATTTTCGTGAAAAGGCTTTCAAAAATCGGTACAGGGATACTGTTGCCTGCTTGACGGTAAAGGGTTCTCCGGCTGTTAACCTGAGCGGCCGCATTAAAGTCGATATCGCTGTAACCTTGAAGCCGCCAGCATTCACGCTCGGTCAGATACCTATAATTTTCGTCTCCTATTGGCAGGCATCCGCATCCCGGTGCTCTGTCCGGGCGTTCTGTAATCGTCCAGCAGTAATCTTGGATGATAGGAAGCCTTCTGACAGTTCCTGTCTTCCCAATTGCCCTAAGCATTGACGGAGCTTTAACCCGGTAATAATCATCAACGGGGCCACTTTCCAGAAAGTCTCTGATATTGGCCATTGGCTTTCTTTTCAGATGGGTAAAGTCAAATTCTCTGCCGCCCAAAATAGACACCGTGAAAACCCGTTTCCTGGCTTGTGGAAGCCCGAAATCCCGGGCATCCAGCAGAGCATAGGAGCTTTTATACCCCATTTGGTCCAATTCAGACATGTACTTTTCATGGTTATGCACCAT